TGGCTTGTCCGGGTGTGGCGGAGCGTTTGCGGATGCGGCTGACGCGCTGCGGTTTGCCGTCTTCGCCGCGCTGAAAAACGCTTGTTCCGCCGCGCCGGCAGCCGTGCCGCTTATGCCTGATGCCGTGTTTGAGCCTTTTGTGCCGGAATCGTGATACACGCAGGTCCGGATGTGCGTCCTCATGCCGCCGCTTCCCTGTGCATGAGGCTGATCAGGTTTGCCGTCCGTTTGAAATGTTCGGTCCAGTTGAAGCAGCTGAAGCCGGCGCCGTTGTCGCAATGCCGGATGACGTCTTCCGAGTCTTTTACGGCCCGGACCAACGCGCCGCCTTTGTCCGCAACAAGCATTTTCATCATCGGCCGGCGCACGTCGCTTATCCGTCGGGGGCGCACGGGATTCAGCGGCTTGCCGTACATCGCCGAAAGCTCCTTGTCCGCCTGAATGCCCACATCGTAAAGCAGGTTCGCGGCGTGTAGGATCCGGCCTGTAAATTCCGCGTACGGCATTTTNTCTAAAAACGCCATGGCTTTCTTGGCAACCCGCACGGCCAATGAGTATGCCGATACTTCGGCTATCAGCCGTGCAGGCGCGTCTTTCAGAAATTCTTCGTACGCGGCGAAGAGATTTGACAGCGGACGCAGCACGAGTTGGCGCTGATTCGGGCTAAGGTCGTCGAAATCCTTAGTCCATTGCGCGACCGCCTGCGATGCTTCGCGGCAGGCAAACAGTACGCTTTCCCCGTTCGCGGGGTCGTCCGTGTTGCAGTACAGGCCCAAGCGTTGCACCTGTTTGACGATATGTTCGGCGAAGTTGATTAACTCCTGATTGCAGGCGTAACGCATATCCTGCAGGGACAGCCGCATCATGATGCCGCACGTCAGGGCTTCGTCTTCCGATACCTTTGCGCCCGACAACATCCGGGCGATGTTTTCTTTTTGCGCTTTTGACCGGGCGGACAGCCGGTTCCGGTCAACGTTTTTTACTGTTCCCGCGCGTTTGACGGCGCGTTCCTGCCGCGTTGATTCCTTCGCCGCGCGTTTGGCGGCAAGCATCTGTTTTGCCGTCGGTTTTGTTGCTACTGTTTGCATTTTGTTTTCTCGATTTTTTGATGCCGTTCTCTCAATGCCCAATCATAAAGCTGTATCTCTCACGGGGTCGCCGAATTTAAATTGATAGTTCATGTCTTGTTCCATTAATATCAAACGCAATCTTCAAACACCTCAATTACATTTTTTAAATCGCTAATACCATAATTTATTACATCCTTTAGAAATTCCAAAGAGGTATCCGCTTCGTCTGCTTTATCCCTAATTTCGTCTATATAACCCTCTAACGATTCAGGCTCTTTTAATGCTTCTTTGCATAAGTTATCTATTACCCTTAATGCGTTTTTTACATCTTCCAAATAGCTCATTTTTTGCTCCTTAACTCAAAATGGGATGCTGTCGTCAACATCTTCTACGGTTTATCTAATCTGCAAATTCTTCCGCCCTTCAATCTTCGCGCCTGCTACTTGCCGACCGCTTTCAATCGCTTTTCTGATGGCGGTTTTGTCCGGTTCGGTTTTGACGGCCTCACGCATAAATTCGGCGGGGATTTGTGCTTCGTCTAAGATCACGACGGCTTCGGATTTGCGGAACGAGGCTTTAAAAGTGCCGTCGTCCGCTTTGATTTCGGTAATGCCCGCCGCCTGCATATTGCGCGCCAAGTAGTCTTTCAGGCTTTGATTCCGCGCTTTTACCGCCTTGAGCTTCCCGGTCATCTGCCTGATGTGTTCATCAAGCATTTTTTCCGTGATTTCTTGGTTTTTAATATAAGCGATAACGGATTGCGCTTTGACCTCGAACTGCCCGATAACGGCTTCCAGCGTGTCTTCGCGCTCGGTTTCGCTGTCGAAGTAGTAATCAAGCGCCGCCTGTACGTCTGCCGCGCACCGGTAGAGTGCGAGGGCGGTCATTGTGCCCCTCCCTCATATTCGGCAACCGCTTCGCCAAGCGCGGCGTGTATGGCGTATGCCTGTTCGATGTTGATGAATAGGTCGTCGCTGCCGATGGTGATGTTGATGTATCCCTGTTCTGGATTGGCGGCGGCGCCAATGGTTTTCCCGTCCCATTGGGTCAGGTCGATGTTTGCCATTTTTTTGTTTCCTTTCTCTGTTGCCGTCCGAAGCAGTTGCAAACTAAAAATCGACTACTGCTTCAGAGTGCGGGGCCCGCCCGCAGGGCGCGGCGTTTGTTTGCGGTTTTCCGTCCGGTTTTACGCCCTGACGGCGGGCTTAATTAAAAGGGATGTCGTCCTCGATGTCTTCGGCAGGCGCGGCATTGCCTTGGGGGTGTTCCGGCCGCCCTTCCGCCGCTTGGGCCTGTTTCTGCGGCGGCGCCGGCGGTTGGCGGCCGTTTACGGCTTCGGCATATTCCGGGCTTTTGGCAATCTGCTCCCTCAGTTTCTCGTTCAGGAGGCCGTAATTCGCCCAATCGGGGTCTGACAGGTCGAAGGCAAAAACGGCGTTGTCCGGCTGTTTCGGGGTGTAGCTCTTCATCTTGTTGCTGATGGCGGAAATGTTGGCATAGGTGGTTTTGCCGTCGCTGCTTTCTTGGTGGGCGATACTCAACAGGCAGGGCTTGCCCAAAATATTGCGCAAATCGAAGTTGTCGCGTTCTTCCGGTGTAAAGTCCCTTCCGCGCCAGCTTTTGAGGTCTGTTGCCAGTTGGCTTTTGCTGTGCAGGCTGGCGGTGTACCGGCGGCTGATGAGGTAGGGCCTGCCGTCCGGCATCAGCATTTCCGGATCGCCTTCCGGGTCGATTTCCCACTGCACTAAAATCTTGTGCTGCCGCTTTTGTTCGTTTTGGTACTCGACGAGCTGCGTACCCAAATCGATGATGCGGATGCAGGTGGCGTGATGGCTGCCTGCCGGGCATGGTTTGAAATTGCTTTCGTCTTTCACACTTAAAATCAATGACATTTTCGGTCTCCTGTTAAAGGTCGTTTCGTCTATCGGTCTCGCGCTGTTTTATGCCTTGCGCGGCGGCGTTACCTGATAATGCTTTTAATGTGGCCTTCTGCCTGTTTTTCGGTCATCCGCCGTGTTTCGGCGGTTTCCGGGCTTTGCCGGTATTTGATTTCTTCGGGGCTTGGTCCGTACGGCTCTGTTTCTCCGCCGCCGTTATAAGCGGTTTCGGGATGGAAGCTCATTCTTTACCCCCCGGCACTTCCGCATCGCCGTGCACCCGCCGGCAACCGGCTTCTTCTTCATCGGCATTCAGGTGCCGCTCTTCCAGCCAGATCTCGGCGCTCAATTCCGCAACTTCCGCCTGCTTTTGAGCCAACGCCATGCGCATTGCCGCAATACCGGCGGGTTTTCCCTTTGCCGTACGGCTTCCGCCTCCCTTGGCGAATCCGAAGGCATAGCCCGCCGCCAATACCGCCGCCAATACCGCGAACTTAAACGCAATATTCCTTGTCTTCATTTCTATTTCCTTAATTTAAAAGGTTTTAATTGCGCACCGCGTCCGCTAAGGATGGTACGGACCGTGCGCCGTCGGGGTTATTTGCGGCTAAAATCTACAAAAACCGCCGCCGCGCCCGCTCCCCGGCTGACGGCGCGGCATTCCTATGCCCGCTATGAATTTGCCAGCCTGCCGATGTTCTCCGCCAGCGCGAACCATTCCCGCTCGTCTATCGCGTAGTTCATCGCGGCTTCGGTATCTTTACCGATACGGGAAGCATCTTCCGTAAGGTACGTTTCCCAATCTTCTTGGGCGTAAGGTTCGCCGTCCGCATCGCGGACAAACTCCCGCGCCGATTTTTTGGCAATCTCAATCAACCCGGATTCGTGCAGGCGGCGGTTTTCCGCCTCCCAACCGTCCAAAGCCTGCCGCATATCCTCCCGCGCGTAATATCTTTCCATCCCCCAATCGGGGCTGCCGTAAGCCGCCGTGCCGTAATATTTCACCGCCTTCGTCCTTTCCGTTTGAGAAAACCGCCCGCAGCATTCACTGTTTCGCCGTGCCGTTGCCCCGCTTTGAAGTTCGATACTTCATCGCTTTGTGCTATCCCCGGCTTGGCAGATATAGCTTCGGGCGGTTTTAAGGTTTAGCCGTTGCCATAGCCGCTACCGTTGCCGCTACCGTTGCCGTTGCCGTCGCCGTCGCCGTTGCCGCTACCGTTGCCGCTACCGTTGCCGTTGCCGTCGCCGTCGCCGTTGCCGCTGCCGTCGCCGTCGCCCTTGCCGTTGCCGTAGCCGCTGCCGCTGCCGCTGCCGCTGCCGCTGCCGTAGCCGTTGCCGTAGCCGTTGCCGTAGCCGTTGCCATAGCCGTCGCCGTTGCCGCTACCGTTGCCGTTGCCGTAGCCGTGCTTCAATGGTTGATCTAGATAACTCATGACTGGGCGACCTCCAGCGCGGTGCGGATTGATTCAGCCGCGCCGCCTGTTACTGGGATAATCTCAATCGCCTCGAGCCATACGGAATCAAGCTCGCCGCAAATTTGGCTGCCGTCTTGCCTGATGCCGTGTCGTGCGACACCTGACAGGCTGATTGATTCCTTTGCCCACCAGCTGTACATTCGGCGCGCTTTTGTCAGAATCACTTCATTGCCTGCTTTTTGTTTCAACACACCAAACCAAACGCCTGCCGAATAAGTGCGGATGATGACTTCCTTGCCGATGGCAAAGTCGTTGATACCTTTTTGCTCGGCAACTGTTACCGGCGGTTGCGGCTCATGTTGCGGTTCGTCAAATTCGGTTGAAATGTCGGCGCGTTTTACACCCATTGCCGCTTCGAAATCGGCAGCAATGCCTGCAAAGACTTTTATAAGGTCTGACAAACTTTTCACTTCAAATTTATTTGCTTCCATTTTTGTTTCCTTTCGGGGTGGGGTTGGTTTCTTTACAAAACAATCATTACCTTCTCTTTTAAGCCGTCTTTTTTCACTGTAAAAGTGAAGGCGGTGTGATTGATGCTTTCGCTTTTTCTAGTGGTCCATGTCGCTGCTGCGTCGCGGCAGATTTCACCAACTTTCAATAAAAGGCTTTGCCCGTCCTTTTCCCTCGCGCCGACCCGGTTTATTTTGCCGGTTAATTCGTTCATCCCGTTTCCTTCAAGTTGTTGTTTGTTTCGATGGGTGTATTTAAACATAGTGTTTAATAATATGCAACAATTTGTTTAAGATTTTTGTTTAATATTTATAAACATTTTGATTATTAAAAGAATTTATTTTTGAGATTTCGCAGGCGCAAAAAAAACCGCCTATTAAGGCGGTTGTTTAGGAAAGAATGCCCTCTGCGCGTGTAGGGTATTTCGATACTTGCGTTTATTATATCATATGATATAATAAACTCATAGATTAGGAAATGAAGAAACCCCGTATCAGCCGATACGGGGCAACCTGAAAGAGAAAGGAGGCAATGTGATTAAGAAAATCCTAATCTGTGTGATTTTGTATTTCCTTGCAAGCTCCCCAGCGTGGTAGGGAAATACAAAACAAGTGATTAACGATTAACCATTTGCAGGGCAGTTAAGGAGGCTGCCCTTCCTCTTATCTTTCCCATACTCTACTATAAGGATTTAAAAATGGCAAATTCCAACAGCGGGCATTCTAAAAAATTGCGCGCGGCAACGGCGGCGGCGGCGACAAAGGCAAAACTGGCAAGCGGCGAATACCGGCAGTTTTCAGTGCAGGGGCGTGCCGAAGACGTGGAGCTTATCCTTGCCGCCGTGGAAAAAGCCGGGGGCAGCCGCGTACAGGCTTTGGCAAAGATTTGCAGGCGGTATCTCGAGGGGCTGTCTTAAGGGGGGTAAGACAAGGTTATTTGGGAATATCGGGCAGGATAAAAGGCGGGTGTCTGTCAAAACCGATGATTTTGATAAAGCCGTCGCAAAGGGTATAGTGAAGGATGTAGGCGGATGTCAAATCGCCATACCTGCCGCCGTTGTATTTGGGAATGCCGATGTGATAGTGCCAAAGGTTGTGCCGTTGGGCAAATCGGACTTTTTCCAGCCATTGAGGATCGTCTGCCGGTACGTTGTCGCTGGATTTGTTCCTGCCGGGTAACCCTGATAAGCCGTTCTGTTGGACGTGTGCGATAAATTCCGCAATTTTTCTGCGGTCTTCTTTGGGGTAGTTTTTCAACGCTCTTTTGAAGTCTTCGCCAAGCAGCACCTGCATTTACTGCTCCAACCATTTTTCCAAGTCGTCGGCGCCGTTGAAATGCGGGACGCTGACAAAGCTGTCTTCAACGGCTGTTTTGAGTTTTTCAAGATTGAAATTGTAATCCGTCTGCGGCAGCGCATGGCGGAAATATTCCCCCATCAGCGCAATCCCTATGACTTCGCCCTGCCGGGTCTGTATCCACGGCGCTTCCTGATGGGTTTTATTGCGTAATGCCCAAGCGGTGTAGCAGCCCTGCTCTTTACGGACACGGTTGAGGACAACCAACTCTTCGTCCGCATATTTGTCCGGTTCGATATGGGCCGCAGGCAATGGGCTGCCGCCGTATTTTTTGTAGGTGCGGTAAATGCAGGGGACTACCGGACCGTGCTGCCAGTGTTCGATATTTTCGGCAAACAGGGGGCGGTTAAGTATGGCAAGGGCGTAGCCTTGTGCGTAATACAGGAGTTTTTGAAGTTTGAGATTGGAGATTTGCTCCCCGTCCTCTTCTTCAAAAGGGGAAAGGAAGAAATCTGCCACGTCGTACGCGTTCAGCATTTTCTGTTTCCGTTGTTATTTTTCTGTATATTAAGGCCGCCGGCCCATTATTTCAAGAAATAATTTGTGCAAATTATCCGGTATCGGCAGGCTGTCCGCGCCGTCGGCATATCGGGCGGATATATTTGAAAAATACTTGCCCTGCCGTTTCAGACGGCATCAATCCAACACGCTCCACCAAAATACCCTGCCGATAACGGACAGGCTGTCCAAAGGGGCGGTTTCGTCGGGATAGAAGCCGCTGTTGTGGCTGCGTATCAGCACGCTGTTGCCGGGCTGCCGTATCAGGTATTTGACGCGGAACATGCCGTCTTGGGCAAAGGCGTATATTTTGCCGTCGCGTATGGCGGTTTCGCCCGTATCTACGGCGATTGCCGCGTCTTCTGCGATTTTTTCCTCCATGCTGTCGCCGGTCAGGGTGCAGCAGAAGACGTTGTCGGGGTTGATGCCTTTGCGCCTTAACGTTGATTTGCCGAACGGCAGGCGGTAGCCGTTGTAGTCGGGGATTTCATACGCGCCCGCCCCGCCTTTGAAGCAGCTCTCTTTGAGGTAGGGGACGAAAACATAATCATCGTCGGGCAGCGGGTCGTTGCTGCTCCACATCATCGGGCGGTGGATGTCTTTGACTTCGTGGGGCAGGTCGGGGTTGATGAGGACGGGCGCGGTTCGGCTGCCTTCGCCTGTTCGCAGCCATGTTTCTGACACGCCTAATACTTGCGCCACTTCAGGCAGTGCTTTGGCAGAAATCCCACGACTCTCCCAATTTTTCAAAGTTTGTTGGCTGATATTCAAAAGACGCGCCGTCTCCGCAGGGGTATTTTTCCCTTTTGTTTTTGCCGCATCAAAAAGTCTGATGACTGTCTCGTGTTTTTCCATTTTTCAACTCCTTGTCTGTTGTGATTATTTTCTTATATTTAAACAAAATGTTGTTACACAAGACTTGATTTTTATCTAAACATAGTGTTTAATATTAGTATTAAATTTAAACATTTAGTTTACTTATGGAAGAAATAATCAATGAAGACAAACGCTTACTGCAATCAATCGGCAGTTACGCAGAAATTGGGCGGAAAACAGGAAACAGCCCCCAATGCGTTTTTAATTGGTCGAAGCGCGGGATACCGGCGCGAATAAAACTGCAATATCCCGATTTGTTTTTAAACCCGAAGAAAACAGACGACCAACCCAAATAAAAAAACCCGTCGGGGATGACGGGCGGGGGCGGTTGTTTGAACCGCTTTAAAGGAGGTTTGATTATGAATCAAAAACAAACGCAATGCAAACAAATTGTCGATTACATCCGTAAAAAGGGGTGCATCACATCCCTTGAGGCTTATCAGAACCTGAAGGTGACGCAGCTTGCGGCACGGATAACCGACTTGGAAGGCAGGGGCTTCGTGTTTGCCAAGCCGCGCATGAAGGCGGGCGGCCGCGGGAAGCCTGTTACGCATTATTCGATTGTCAAAAACGGAGCGGAAGTATGAGTGCGAGGCTGATGGGGATGGCTTTCAAAACGGGTATCCCGAGGGGGCAGCGTTTTGTTTTGGTGAAGTTGTGCGACTGCGCCAACGACGAGGGCTTGTGTTATCCGTCGCAAGAAACGCTGGCGGAAGATACGGGCTTCGCCGAAACCGCCGTACGGCAGCATATCAAGTGGCTGAAGGATAACAATTTCATCAAGTCCGCCCGGCGGCAGAGGGGGCGGGAGAGGAAGTCCGACATCTACCGCATCAACGTCGCCCTGCTTGAAAAATGCTATGCGGAGGCGGCAAAACGGAAGGCGGCGCGGCAGGCAAAAATGTGGGAAGAACCATTGGATTACGAACCGTCGGATTTTGAACCGTCGGATTTTGAACCTTCGGATTACGAACCGTCGGATTTTGACGCTGGGAACCATCAGATTTTGAGCGGCGAACCGTCGGATTTTGCGCTAAGAACCGTCAGATTTTGCGCTAAGAACCATCAGATTTTGAGCGGTGAACCATCAGATTTTGACGGTTCCTTATATGTAGAACCGTCAGTAGAACCGTCAGTAGAACCGTCAGGATCAAATGCGCGCGGCGCGCGCGCCCCTGCCGGACCGCACCCTGCGAAACCGCAAACGGCGCCTCCCGAAACCGCACCGGCGGCGAAGGCGAAAAAAACCGGCAGGCACGAAACCGAGCTTTCGCTGCTTGCCGACTACGGCATCACGGGGCAGGTGGCGG